GAAAGCACCGCTGTAAGCGTTAGTACCCGAACCACCCTGAACCTTGCGGCCCAGTTGAATCAGGGTGCTGTCCACTTTACGAGCCAGAGCGTAGCCAGCGTCATCAGTGTAGAACTGACGCAGCGAAGCCAGAGCTTGAGCTTCAACGATGTCCTCGATCAGACGCGAGTATTCGTAGTGCTTGTCGATGTTAACAACCACTTCGCTCTCGGTAGCGGCGATCAGGGTAACTTGCGTTTGAGCGCTCTTAACAGAAGCAGAACCACGGGTCGGGGCGGGAATGTGAATGGAATCACCTTTCTTGCCCTTGAAGTTCATCTTCTTAACGAGGTTAGCAGCAACAAGGTTCTTCTTGTATGCGGCAATAATTTCATCACTCCAAATTTCCGGAATAAACGTTGCTGCGGTAGTGGTAGTGACGTGGTTAGAACCTAAAGCCATTTGTAAATCTCCTAGATTAAATCAAAAATAAAATGTTAACTCATTTAACTCGACCCTCCGCATAAGCTGCCATGATTTCAGGTTCAAGAGCAGAGTAACGGTCAGGATCAGTCATTCGTAGCCGGATAAGGTCGGCACGGCGATAAACTTTCTTAGAAGACTCACCAGTTCCGCTGACATCGACAGCAACAGCTTTCAAGTTCTGTTTAAGTACTTGTTTTCCAGCATCTTGTGTCTGCTGTGTCTTTGCGGAGCGAATCTGTTTGAAGGTAGTCAGTAATTCATTAGCAGCATCAAAATCGTAATTAGCATCTGCCATTGCATACATATTAAGACGCAAAGGAGAAGCTTTTACCCATTCAATAAACTCACCATCCTTAATCACTTCAGAAAAGTCAGGATGCGTAGCAACAAGTTTCTGCTGCGTCTGCATTGCCTTTAACTGAATAGCCGCCTGCTTTGCAGCAAGGACATCAGGATGTTGCGCCACTGCTTTTTGAACAGCCGTTTTCGGGTCTTCAAAGAAGTCAATCTCTTGTGTATTTTCTTGCGGTTGTGCTTGTTGTTGTTTTGTGGAGAGTTGCTGTTTCAGTAACTCATCAGCGAGGCGTCGAACTTCACCAACTTCTTGTGCTTGACGGCCAATAAGCTTTTCAGCCTCTTGGTGCATCTTAACAATATCCTCAAGACTCTTGCCCTTATATTTATCGGGAATCTCTACGGACTGCGGTGATTCTTGAGCAGTTTCCTGCTTCTGTTCTTCTGCTTCCAACTCACTGATGTCGTTTTCTTGACCCAGTTCTTCATTATCAATTAAAGCCATACCAAACCTTTCTCCTGTCCATTTTAGGATTACAGGAAACTTATTAATGAACTCAGGTTAGCTCCTATTCGCATCAAAGCGAGCCGTGGCAGAGCCACATAAATCCTCACTATGTTGATGAATTAGGAGTTCTGTTTCTGTTCTTGTTTGAGCTTTTCAGCCCGGACTCTTTCCCACTTGCTATAGGCGTCAGGAAAAGCTCCTGTGCAACCTTCTAGCTTGACTTGTGGGGAAGAAACTAAACGATGAGCATCCTTATCACATGCAGGGCATTTAATGGTCCTGATGCTATCGTCAATTAACGCTTCTGACTCGTGTCCATTGTCACAAAGGAAATCAAACATTCTCAGCATTGAGTTCCTCCCAAACTTTGTCACAAGTCTCCCTGCGTTTTAAAACCAAGTCCAATATGTCAAGTTGACCTTTACGGAAAAATAAATCTTGTGTGTCCGTAGTCAATGTAACATCATTAATACTTGCTTTTAACTGGTTGAAGTCTTCCAAGAGGTCTTTCCACCCCTCGGAAGCCATCATTTCAAATTGATTTTCGTAGTACTTAACCAAGGATTGATCCATCTGGAGTCCTTTTTAGTTGAACATACATATATTATACACTATTTTGACTAAAAAGTCAATACTTTATTGTGTATTTTGTCTAGAACTTGTCATTTGAGCCACTGCAATGCGCTCATTTGACTTGATATCCTCTTCTTTTAGCATCAAATCAGCAATTTTGACCCTACGCTCAAAGTCTTTTGTCTCATTATCCTCATTAAGATTGTTACTGAGAGCAGAAATGACCTTAGCTTGGGCCAGTTGAGGAGCAGTTTGAGCTTCAACAGCGGCCTTTTGAGCCTCCGCAGCAGATTTCTGTGCCTTAGCTTGAAGATCAGCGATTTGAGCCTGTAAAAGAGCCATTTGAGCTTGTGCTTGAGCCATTTGCATCTGCTGTGCCTGAGGATCAGGCTGAGACATTTGCTCAAGTGTCTGAATAAGCTCAGCGCGATTAGACAGAGAACTATTCTGTAAGATACCCTTGAGAATCAAAGGCAGAACAGGAGTGTTCGGACCTAACGTCTGAAGCAAGCCAATAAGCTGCTGCTGTTCAAACTCACGAGCAAGGATACCCAGAGTAGCTGTAGGAATGAAATTCATATCCACAGAAGGGTAACGCTCAGGGTCGAACTGCATGTAACGATACGATGCCTTATAAATAAAAGGAACCATAAAGTCTTCTTGGAAGTTCGTCAAGGTACGCTTATATTTCTTGATGATGCCTGCCATAGCCATCGACATACCACCAGCACCAGCGTCTCGCGGGACATTGGAGGGCATACCGGCGCTATCAACAGTGCCCGTAGCTTGTAAGAGCATACGTTCAAAGTTCTGAGCGGTAGCGGCAGCATTACCATCAGTCTGACCAAACTTGAACGGAGTGAGAATCTCGTTAGGATTACCATTGGTTAGAATGGCCTTACCGGGGCGAATCTCAAACTTAGCGCCACGAGGCAGACGAGTAGCGTCCATTGCAATCATGGGAGCAGTCGTCAAAGCTAAGGAGTCCAGATGCGAACGCAGCTGAGCATCGATAGCCTTTTGCATATTGTAGGCCTTCTCGACCGTACCACGACCCCAGAAACGTCCGGGAACAGTATCATCCTGATATGCAACCACAGGACGGTCCTTCATCATGTAAGGATTCTCTTCGGCTTTGAGAAGAACGCTATCATTGGCGATAACGACAATAGCTTCTACCAAATTACAATATTCATCAGCTTCAGAACCCTCAGGGAACAGTTCCACGTATTCTTTTTCTTCTCCGTCTTCAGACAGATACTCACGAGGCACTAAACCATAATAGGTCAAGAGTTTGACTTTATCGTCTTGGTATTGACGAGCTTCTTGAGTAGGTTCTAATGAAGCATCTTCATAGTTAGAACCAATATCAGCACGTTTATAGATACCGTTTTCCATGCCCTCCACGATCTTGTGGATAGACACATACTTCTCAATAGCCACGCCTAAAGCATCATCAATAGAATCAGCATTAGGATCGATCAAGAAGTTCTTAGGATTAACAGGCTTGAGCTTGATAGCAACTCGATCAATCTCTTTAACACCAATAGCGGCAGTACCTGCTACGCCCGGGATAGGCTGAGTGTCGGGAATGTACTCTTTCTCAGTCTTGATGATAATCTCACCAATACCTGTGCCGTAGATTTCAGCCATTAATTCAATCTGATCTACCGACTTCTTAATCTTGTCTTTCTTGAAGTCTTCCATCAGTTGAACCTTTAAGGCTTCAACATCAAGAGAATTGCCGTTGACATCACGAATGTCATCTTCAATGTCAAAGAATTCTCCCTGACCAAAGATAGCTTCCATGATTTCAGCATGGCGAGTTTCTACAGCTTGCTGAGTAGCAGGAGAAATGATTCGGCTACGCTCAGAATCACGAGTTTTATCTTGAGCATCCCAAATACCTCGGAAGATACGCTCGTATTCTTCCCAAGTATCCATGAAGTTTGCATCACGATGATCGCGCCAACGAGTAGTATGATCTACAATCCAAGCCGTTAATTCCTTTTCAGCTTCTGTAGGTTCCTCGAAAGGCATGTGTTGTTCTTTGTTATCTTCCATTAAACTCACCATTTAACTTTATCAGCCCAGTAAGCAGCAGACATCTTACCTTTAGCAATGTTCTTGGCGTGACGAGCTTTAAAGCTTTCACGGCGCTTACGTTCTGCTTCAGTCTCATCCTCAGATTCAGGAGAGCCAGAGACGCCTTGTTGACCAAACCGAATAGTCTTTACTTGGTCCCCTTCTTTGGCAACCACGACATGACTTTTGGTAGGATGTCCGGGAGTACGCTTAGGCTTGTTGTAGCCGTCAACACCAGCTTTCTCAAGCCTTGGGTCTTTCTTCTTAGTTGCCATGTCACTTAGCCTTTTTCTTCTTAGGTTTCTTCTTGGCAGTCTTGGCAGACTCTTCAAAAGCTTCAGCCGTAGGAGCACCTTTGCTTCCGGGCTTACGCATCTTTTCGCCGGAACCTTCCTTGATACGCTTACGCTTATCGTGGATGTTCTTGTACAAGCCTTCTTTCATAATATGCTCCTTAGTATCCGCTAATGGGATCAAGTATTTCGTATTCGTCTTCTTCGTAGTCTTGTTGATACGATACAATAGCTAACTGATCCACGTAAGACAAAGCATCAACTAAGTCATCATGCACCCCTGCAGTGGGGAACATAATCAGTTGATCCTCAAACTCACTCCAGTCTTCATCCTTGTTAAAGGTAATCCTACCGTGTTCTAGACGACCTTGGAGACTCCAGACAACACGATCTACTTTCTTACGATTACCGTGGGTAAGATCATGAATGTGTGCATAGATGTTGTTCTTACGCATTAAATCGTTTAGATAAGGTAAGACAGCATTCTTTAACGCACCGCGTTCAATACCCACCGAGATAGGCTGATAATCACGGATAGTCTGTAGAATCTTTACTGCAGTTTCTCTGATATCCCAACGGCCATGAACAATCTTGTCTACCCACCAGCCACCATCGTCTGTAATCTTTACAATGGCTATGGCTGATTCATCAAGACGTTTCTTAGAAGCACTGGCATTCTTAGCTACCTCTTCAAAGCCAGCCAAGTCGATAGCAACTACGTAGCTACCATAGTCTGGCTCTTCAGCTAATTTAAACCATTCTTGCTTGAAGACATCAGCACCTGAGGTATCGAAGCTAGACAAGTATTCCTGCTTAAAAGCAAAGGAACTCAGAGTACGTTTAGCTGCTTCAATTTCCTTCGGATCAATCGTCTCATTGTCGGCTGTAGTTTTGTGCCAACTCCTCCACTCGTCATCCGTGCCAGACTGTCCAAGCTTAAAAGTATCATAAAACCAATTACGGCCTGAAGGAGTAGAAATGAAGAGCGCGCGGCCCTTCTTATCCGACAGAGCAGCACGTAAGATTTTCTCCCATACTTCCTGCTTAATGAACGCACACTCATCAAGAACCAGATAAGTAAGGGAAACACCACGCAGACTGTCAGGGTTATCAGCACCTCTAACAAGAATCTTTCGTCCATTGATTAAGGTAATCTCAAGGTTGTTAACGTGGGAAGACTTGATGACAGGCCTACCGAGGTCGTGTAACAAGTCCCAAATAATCGATCTAGCTTGTCCAAGGGTAGGAGCTACGTACATGACGCTAGAGCCTTCAGGACAGTTTAAAGCCTCAATAAGCAGTGTGACAGCAGACAATCTGGACTTACCACACCGCCGTCCAGCAGCTACGACCTTAAAGCGGGTCTTGTCAGCAAAGACCTCCTGTTGCCATTTAAGGAGTTTAAAGTCAAGAGTTGTCATCTTCGTTATACTCCTTGACTTCAACATCTACGACATCATCCTGCACTGCTTCAACAGTAGGAGAAGTAAGGCCTGAGATATTGATACTGATCTGGGGCGTACCACCTGAGTTCTTAGTCTGGTCAAAGGCAGACACAGGGACAATACGATCAGCTACTAACTTCCATGCAGCAGCTTGGTGAGGATGTTCATCGTTTAAGGCAGCATCAAGGATAGTCTCTAAGACTCTGGCTGACTTAGGGGATGCTAACATCCTAGCTTTGTATTCATTGATGATGGCTGCATCACCTTTAGGACGACCTACTTGTCCTCTATTGCCTGTCTTTACAGCTTCAAGGTCAGACTTCTTAGGTCTACCTTTCTTGTTACCTGATGGTTTAGTCATAGCGTCTTTGTCCTCTAATAAGGAGACTTTGTAGTCTGTGTAAACATCTAAGTACAGGAATCTAAGTTAAATATACTTATAATAAGTTTACTTAAATTAGTTCCTCTACGAGTGTTCGCATTCAAGTTCACTAAGAAGTGGGGTCAGGCTTCTTAGGAACTTCATAGTTTTAACTTGAGTTCCTGACTAGTTACTGTCTAAATTTAACTAGTACATATATTATAGCATACTTTTTCACTTTTGTCAAGTACTTTCTTCACTTTTTCTTAAATTGTTACATCTTTTTTTCTTTTCTTACTTTAAAGTCACCTAAGCGACACTTGTAAGTACTACTTTAAAGTTCCCACTTTCAGGGTGTGCAGATTCCTCTCCTAAGTTGTCATACAACTTTTATGTTAAGTCATTGTCTTCCAAGGACTTTTACTTAACTTTACAGTCATCTATACAGGGTCTAATCTGTCCCTAATTAAGTCTAAATTTACTCTTTTGTGAACGGTAGAGCCTACCGCAAAAGTATTCTACTCATACGCACCCCTCCCCCCCATGTCAATCTATACAGTACTACTTCTAAGGTACTACACTATAGGTAGTGTTAGTGAGTACTTACAAACACTATAGGTAGTGTCGGTATCTTGACAGTGTCCAACGTAGTGTCAAAAAAGTGACATGTGAGGGGCGTTGTAGGACCCTATACCGTAACCCATACCGACACCTATACAGTCCCTTACCATATGCTGGATATCTATACAGTACTTACCTTACAAACCTTACAAGTGTAACAGTTTGTAAAATATGTCCCTAGGTTATTGACATAGCGCGTTATGGCTATACAATCCATACATCAGCAACAAACCTATAGGGGTTAACATGAGCGACAATGCAAAATTCATCCTAGGACTAGTCTACATCGTGGGTATGGTAGCATTAGGGTTAGTCCTAATTGCATCGTACTTCGATGTACTTGTAAAGTAACATCACTGCAACAAACCTACCACGGAGAATTGACCATGCAAAACATCGCTGCAAAAATGACTCTCAAGGCCGCTAAGGATATCGCGGGTACACTAGGCAAACCTAGCAAAATGCCGGGAATGTCCTATGGTATCTCCGCTAAACAGTGCATCACTGGTGCAAAGCTTGCAAAGATTGAGGGTACGGTATGCCACGGATGCTATGCCCTTAAAGCTAACTATAGCTATCCTAGCGTACAGAAAGCCCATATTAAACGTGGGGATTCTATCATGCACCCGCTATGGGTTAAGGCCATGGTTACGCAAATTCTCGCTAGCAAGACTGGCTATTTTAGGTGGCACGATAGCGGAGACTTGCAGTCTTTCCAGCACCTACTTAACATTGTAGCCGTAGCTGAAGCTTGCCCTAGTGTCGCATTCTGGCTACCTACTAAAGAGAAAAAATTCATTAGTCA